GGATTATTTTGAATTTGAATCTCATCAAGATTAATACTAATTTGAACTTGAGTTACTCCATCATCAGGGCAAGTCACAAGAACATCTACATCTTCTCCTACAGACTTTCCACGAATGTTCAAGAAAAGATATTCAATATCAAAGGTAGAAAGTTCATCAACTTTAATTCCTTTGCTTAAAATGCAGTTTGAGATTACAGATTTTACAGCAGTTCCAATCTGCTTACTATCTTCACTTTCCATCGCAAGAATCAGAATTTTTTCTTCTTTAACTAAAAAAGGTCTATATCTAATTTCTTTCTTTAATGAAGGAATTTCCAACTCATATGTCGGTGTAGCAATCTTTGGTAAAGGCATAATGTCCTATAAAATTCGGGTATTTTTATTTAGATGTGAATTAATACTGTAAAAATGAAACTGTTTGGGAATTTTCAACATTAGGTTCTGTTGAATTTAAGTTTGTTCCTGGAGCATATGCTAAGGCAGTATCTATATTTGTTTGTTGAGTTGTTAAATTGCCCAATGATTGTTGAATGTTATTATCTTGAACTTGGGCGATTGTCTTTGGATTAATTCCAAATGCATTATTAATTACATCTTGATTTGGTAAATTCCTAATACCACCCAGTGCTAAACTGGAAATATCTCCCATAACATATCTCTCATAATTAAATGATGCCGAAGCTTTTAAAATTTGAGATTCATCATAAGAAACTGATAATGAAGAAAGAGATATTGGAAACATTCCAAAAAAATTATACTGAACTTCATTTTGGTAATCACGATCAAATTTTAGAATTTTAGTTTGATCGCATTTATATCCACCACCTTTACCATTTTTATCTGGATATGGATATTTCATTCGGTAATAATATCCAGCATTTGCCTTTGATACATTAGATCCGCTTGAAATATATTCAATCCAATACTCTAAAAATTTTAGAACTTTATATTCTTTATCAATTAAAAATTCCAGTGCAATTTCCGTAAAAATTCTAGTATGAGCAAATTTTTCTATAATACCAGTATAATTTCCACTAATTTGTGCAGTATCATGAGTGCTTCCAGGTAATGAAGCACTAGAGCATAGAAGTCCTACGCTTTCTGAAATAAAGCGAGAATCAACTCCTTTATTAAGAAGATAAAATTGAAGATCCGGAGATAATCCGCCAAAAATAACTTGATAATGTGATGTCTGTGCTAAATTGGTAAAAAGTGGTTTAATATCAGATATTCTTCTTGGTTGGGCAATAGACACTCTAAATACCTATTATTGAATCTTTTAGTATAGATATTTAGATGTCATATAAGGGAAAATTTAAACCAACAAATCCACAAAAATATAAAGGTGATCCCACTGGAATTGTTTATCGTTCCTTATGGGAGTTAAAGTTCTTAAAGTATTGTGATACAAATGAAAACATATTAGAGTATTCTAGTGAGGAGATATGTATTCCTTACTTATCACAGGTAGATAATAAGGTTCATAGATATTTTCCTGACGCTTATATAAAAGTAAAAGAATCTGACGGAAAAATTAAAAAATATATTATTGAAATTAAACCAAAAAAACAAACAGTAGAACCAATACCACAAAAAAGAAAAACAAAAGGATATCTTTATGAAGTTATGGAATATGCTCGCAATCAATCCAAGTGGAAATATGCCCGAGAATGGTGTGAAGATCGTGGATATGAGTTCAAGATTTTGACCGAAAATGAATTGGGGATCAAGTAATGGCACTTACAGGATTTGAAAAACCATTAGATCAATATAATAGAGATGAGATTCGTAAGATTGCGGTTCTTTATGGAATTCCATTAAGCACCATTATTAGTCAAAAACTCACAAAGGCACAGGTAATTGATGCTATTCGCAACAATGCAAAGTATCAGGAAAAACAAAAAAGACCCACAGATAATAAGAAAAATCGCATTCGCCCAATTCTAAATCGTTTGATTGGTTTAGAAAATCCTGATGATCTAATGCAAGAAATACTTGAGGTATTAACGGTCACTGAAATGATTCCTAGACCTGGTGGTTTTTATACCTTTGTATATACTGCTAAAACTCCATTAATTGAATATGATGTTCATCCATTAGTTGCCGTTACAAATATTTACCGTTGGGGATTCACTGGATTTAATTTTCATTGGGGAGAAACAAGAAGATATGCCTGGGAAGAAGTTGTTGGGGCATTACATGTAGTTACTGCTGAAGAAATCAAAGATTTAAGAGAGATTCCTTATGGGAAAATCCTTCTAAATAGTTAGAAAACGATAATGGCTGCAACAGCAAATAAACCGTTAAGATATCCACAGAGAAGAATTGATACGTCTGATGATTATTTGTCGATTCAAATTCTTAAATATATTGCTCCGGGATTTGGTGGAATAACAGGAGAAAATTTAACAGTTGAAACATCTTCTGGATTGTATCAAAAAAAAGACTCAATTCAAACAATTTATTTACCAATACCTCAGGGGATTAAAGATGAAACTAGTATTGGTTGGGGAGATGATAGTTTAAATACAGCAGAAGCTCTTATTGCTAACAATTTAGCACAGGTATTACAAAATAAAGACTTGCCTAAAGGAATAAAAAATGCAGTGGGAGACATTGGAAAGGCTGTGCAAAATTCTACCGCAAATGGTGCTGCCCAAAGAGCAGTGTTGTCTTATTTTACTTCAAAATTAACAAATTCCTTAGGAGGAAATACTACTCCCGGAGGAATACTTACTAGAGCCACTGGGCAGGTAGTAAATCCTCATATGGAATTACTCTTTAAAAGTGTAAGTTTGAGAAGTTTTACTTTTGGTTTTGATTTTGCTCCAAGAGATGCTGATGAAGCTCTTGAAGTAAAAAATATTATTAGGGCATTTAAAAAATATATGTCACCAAAAAATGCGGGAGTAAATAATAGTGTAAACTCTGGTCCCGGTGGAATTTTTATCAGTTCTCCAAATGTATTTCAGTTGGAATACAGAACTGGAAATCAAAAACATCCATTCTTAAATAGTTTCAAACCGATGGCACTCACCAATATGTCGGTTAACTATGCTGCATCAGGAGCATATGCAACTTATGAAGATGCAACTCCAGTCCATTTGCAAATGAATTTAGCATTCCAAGAACTCAATCCAGTTTACTTCGAAGATTATACCGATTCAGATACCGGAGTTGGATACTAATGAGCTACTTTAGAGAACTACCGAACCTAGAATATCAATCACCATTTGTAACGAGAATATCTTCTCAACAATATGTTCTCGTAAAAAATCTATTTCGTAGAGTTAAACTTCGTGAAGATTTACAAAATATATTCACAATTTTTGATAAGTATCAAATTCAGGATGGAGATAGACCCGATACGGTTGCAGAAAAGCTTTATGGAAAAAGCGATTTGGATTGGGTAGTAATATTAAGTGCTGGAATTGTTCGTATTAGAGATCAATGGCCTTTATCCAGCTATCAACTTTATAATTATGCCGAAAATAAGTATGGAAATGATCTAAATTCAATTCATCATTATGAAACCACCCAAGTTCTTGACAGCCAACAAAGATTAATTTTACCAGCAGGAAAAACAGTAAGTAGTAATTTCACGATTCCAAATCCATTAAATACAAAACAACAGATATCTCCCATTACTGGTATCACAAATTATGAATATGAATCTAATTTAAATGAATCTAAGAGGGGAATTTATGTTCTGAAGAAATCATATTTACAACAATATATCAACGATATGAGAAATATTATGACTTATGGAAATAACAAGTCATCACAGTTTGTAAATAGAAATACAATTCAAACAGAGAATACAAGAAACACGATGCCATAAAAAAGGGGGCTTGCGCCCCCAGAGTATCATTCTTCAGCCAGTCGGGCGAAGTAGCTCAGAGTATCATCCTCATCATCTTCATAAGAAGATTTAGCGGGTTTCAGATTGTTAAGTTCAGTGCGAAGATCTTCATCAAGTTCACGAACGGGACCACGAGAAGTCTCTTCTTCATCGGCAACTTCAGGATCTTGACGAACACTACCTTTGCTACCCAGAACATACTCAAGACGCTTCTTGAGTTCATCATAAGACTTGAACTGATCGGCGGCA